TATAAATTACTTTCAGATATGTTAAGTAAAACAAGGATATTGGCCCCAGCTATAGGAGTTGGATCTATATTATATAATAACCAAAAGAAAAATAAATAACATGATACTTAGAAAAAAACCCATAAATACAGAAAAAGTTTTTTCAAAAGCGGTTAAATTAAAATTTAATTTAGATTCTGATGTTATAAAACTCATTGATGATGAAGTTACTATTGCTATGTCTGTAGACAGCACTGGAGTTTATAAAATAGGTAAAGATGTAGAAAAGTATTGTGGTATACCTGAAAAAGATGTAATTAAAGATGTTCAAGCTGGAAAAGATAGACCAGAAGATGCTATCATTTACGGATTAACTAATATTATGAATAATGGTAAGGATATTTATTTTTGGACAAACGGTACAAGATTAAATGGTGTATCTAAAAAAATTGGGGCTTTACCAGCTATTATAGAACAAATTTCTCACGAATGTACGCATGTAGCTAGGTTAGTTTTAACTAGAGCAATTGCAAAAAAGAACAAAGTTAATATTAATGGCCCAGAATGGATAACATACGATTATGGAGCTGGTGAATACAATTGGCCTACAATGGGTGATATGAATGAAAAAAATAAATTAATACAAATAGATGAAGAAAATTTTGCTTATATCTTAGGTAAAATTACAGAAGCTATTACTCCTACTTTTATACAAATGGCTAAACAATTTATGCCTAATATATCTATTTAAAATATTATCTTAAACTTTATAAAATTTTTTTAAAATTTAGCAAATTTTAAAAATAAGATAATATGTCAAATTTCGTTTATTTCCATGCAGGTGATATTGTAACTTTAAAACAAAATCTACCTAATAAACCAATTATGTTAGTAGTGCGTATACCTAAAGCTAAACCTATTAACGCAAACGGAGAAAGAAAAACACAATCAATGTTACTAGGAGTAACTTGTTGTTGGTTTACAAAAGATGGTTTATACCAAGAAAAAACTTTTAACACTAAAGATTTAGAAGTAATTTCAGCTCATTTATTAAAAGACTAATATTATGCTAAAATTTCAAGTATACAACGGTAAAGTATGCATTGATCCTAGCATAGTTCTACTAGAAGAATTTTCTAATATCCTTGCATACGGTAAGAAAAAGAAAAATGAAGACTTAGCAAATAGAATGTTGCTATATGTTTTCTTTTGTTGTGATCTTACTGAAGATAATTTTATGCGAGATTTAGATTATCGACTTAAACCAGAACAAGCTTTAGCCAGAGCTTTTGCAGGCCAAATTAAAAAATTAGATCAAGAGCAGCAAGATCTTATAGACGCTGCAATAGATGCTTACAACTTTTTTAACGAAACTTCTGCTGAAAGAGCTATATTAGCTGTAGATAAAAAAATTGATGAAGCTAGAACTGTGTTAGAAAATACTGAAATCGAAATAGTAAGAAATCAAAAAGACAACGGAGAAGTATCTTTTGCTTCTAATGAAACTATACTTTCTAAATTAGCAACAAACATAGGTAATTTAATGACACTTAAATTAACTGTTATGAATGCTGCTAAAAAAATGGAAAATACAGGTCGTGTACGTGGTGGAAAAGGATCTTCATTATTAGAGCGCGGTGGATTAATACAAAAACCAGAAGATGAATAGTATTAAATCAACAGTTAAGAAAAAACTTAGAAATGTTAATGTTCATAAAATACCTACTTTAATTGGTGTTAAAAATAAATATGATCCTTTTTCATTAGAATTTTTAAAAACTGATGATCAAAGTAGAATATGGAATGGTGAATTTGAAGTTACTGATGCACCTAAAAAATTACACGGAGTTGTAACAGGTGAAGAAGAAATTAAACTTACAGATTATTTAGTATATAGACCTTTACCAAAAGAACTTATAGCTTGGCGAGAAATACCAAATTATCACCCTGACAGTTTAGATATGGAAGAGTGGTATAATCCACTTATTAATTTTTGTTATCGTGGAGTGTGGGTAGACGGAGAATATTATAATCCATTTTTTGTTTACTGGGTAAATATATTTGTATTTCCAGTGCCTATTTACGATTCAGAAGGTAAGCCTACAGAAGATTTTACTACTTCACATCCACAATATTGTAATATAGATAGGTATTTCTTTGACTACTCTTGGAAAGCATATTTAAATAATAAAGATGTTTCTATAATGGGTGGTCGTGGTGTAGGTAAATCATATATGATCAATAATGTATTAGATAGAGAGTTCCGTTTATTTCCCGGTAGTCATACATTAATTTCTTCTACAAACGAAGTTACTACTGATGAAGCTTGGCGTAAAATTGAAGAAGGTCTTGGTGCTATAGAAAGGTTACATAGAGTTTTAAAATTAAAACTTATTGATGATTCTGCTGAAGTAAAATATTCAGGTGAAACTGTAGATCTACCAGATGGCACTAAAGAAGAACGCGGGCATTTATCTAAATTTGAAAAAATTGTATACGGTAAAAACCCAGGTAAAACCAGAGGTAAACGTCCTACTAAACAATTAGTAGAAGAGTTTGCGGCGTTTCCACCATCTCATCAAAAAGGTTCGCTAGGCGCTTGTAAAAGAGAAAGTCGTGGTTCTTGGTATGTAATGGGTAGTATCAAAAAATGTCAAGTATATTATTCAGGTACAGGTGGTACTGTAGAAAATGATGAAGCAGAAGGTATATTTTGCAACCCAGACGCACATGAAATTTTACCTACTTATGATTTTGGTGTGGCTTCAGGTTTCTTTTGCCCTACACATATTAAGCGTGCAGGTACTTGGGAAGTAACAGGTTGCCCAGATGTAACTCAAGCTACATCAGAAGTAATGCAAGAACGTGAAGCTGCCAAGGCTGATCCTACTGTTTACTTAGGTTTACTACAAGAATACCCTATGACTATTAAAGAAGTATTTATACGCAAAGGTAGTAATATATTTGATCAAGACAAAATTGCTACTCAACGTATAAATATTCAAATGAATAAAGATTTACCTAAACCAGAAAAAGGTTTTCTTAAATGGAAACGTGCTGAAAATGGTAAAATTATAGGTGTAGAGTGGGATCCTAGTCCTATGGGAGATATACATATATTAGAGCACCCACATTGGCTTACAGAGCACGCTTTAGAAAATGAAAAACAACCTTTACCAAATCTTTATGTAGGCGGGGCCGATAGTATTGACCAAGGTACAGGGGATTCTTCACATGCAACTAATAGTAAAAAAGGTTCTGAATTAGCTATACTTATAAAGAAACGTATACTAGATAAAGGTTATTTTAGAACTACATCTAATTTATATGTTGCAAGTTATAAGAAAAGATCTAATGATGTTAGAAGTGATTGGGACAACGCTTTAAAATTAGCCTATTATTATAACGCAGAAGTAAATATAGAGTATACTAAAATTGGTATAGTTGGTCATTTTCGTGATAACGGTTTTTACCATTTATTAAAGAAAAGACCTACAATTAATTTGCAAAATGCAGACCCTAGAAAACAAACACAGCTTATAGGTACTACTGCAGGTGGGCCTATCATAGACCACCAAGATCAAAAAATAAAAGCTTACATAGATGATTTTTATGACACTATATATTTTCCTGATTTGTTAGAACAACTACAAGATTATAATAGAGAAGATCGTACAAAATTTGACTTTGTTATTGCTATGGGTCTTTGTGAGTTATCTGATGAAGATTTAATGGGTGCAATAGCTAAACCTAAAGAAGCTGCTACAGAACAATTTCAATTATTTGGTTATTATACTGATCCAGCAACTGGACAAAAAAAGTACGGCGTAATACCAAATAAATCTGATGCTCAAAAAGAATTAGACAGATCTATAGCTAAATCATTTTTAGATCACGGTGGAGTTAGATGGATAGATATGACTGATCCAAAAAATCCACAGTATATTTATGATTAATAATATACCCTTGATTATATAATCAGTTTTTATAATATTAACAGTAAAATACTATAAATATGAAAATAAGTAAAAAGAGTATTTCTCCTAAAAATTATCATGTTTTAGCTGAAATTACAGAATTAGAAAAGATTAAAAATAATATTTATCAAGGTGCTCAACAATTAGCTACTAAAACTAATATAGAGTATTATTATGGTAAAGCTTTAAAACTAGGGCCTGCGGCTAAAGATAAAGAGCAATGCCCTGAAGTAAAACCAAATACAAATATTATTTTTTCACAATTTGCTGGATTTGCAACTGCAACTAACGATGGTTATTGCAAAGTAGTAAGAGGATCAGATATTGTGGCAATAGTAACTTCTAATTTTGATGATATGACAGAAAAAACAATACAACCAACAGGAGAAAGAATTTTAGTAAAAATTATAGGCGAAAATTTGATTGAAAATGGTATCTATGATGATACTGCAAATGATGCCAGAGAAGCAGTCACACAAAAAGGAGAAGTGATTAGTTGCGCAAAAAATGCAGACCAATATCCAGCTGGAACAATTGTAGCATTTGAACCTTATTGTGGTAATTTAATTGTAAATGAAAATAATTTAAAATTAAAGACTCTTCAAAGTTTTGATATTTTATACACTATTGATAAATAACAATGAGTAGTTTAGGCCGTTATTATAATGTCGAAGATACTGCTGTATCGGAAGAAGAAAAATCAGGATTTAATTATTTAAGTCATACTGTTGATTTTTATATTGCTGCTATGGTGCGAGAAAAAGACCATATTAAAACAGCAAGAAATTTATATGACGGGGTTAGAAATAAAGATGAATTTCGCTACTTAGAAGAAACTTTTGGTATAGAAACTCCTTTAGCTGTAAAAATGACACCATTAATTAAAACCAGAATTGACGTTCTGGTTGGTATGTTTTTAGATGAAGAGTATAATTATCACGTTTCTATCAGTGACACAACTACAGTTGCTCACGTAGAAGAAGAAAAGAAAAAAGAGTTTACAAAAAGAATGATGCAAAAATTAGATGAGTTTACAAATGAAACTATAAATCTAATTAGAAACAATAAAACTGTAGACGCTACAAAAACTGAAAACAATTTTGTAAAAACTCTTAAAGAATCTTTAAATGAAGAATTTATTTCTAGTTTTGAAATAGCAATTCAATCTTTATTAAAGTTTTTTGAACAAGATCCTACTATAAATATTAAACAAAAAGCTAAACAATTTTTAATAGATTATTTAGTTACAGGTGAAGCTTATTATCGTACTTATTTAGACTACGAAGGTGGAGATCCAAAATTAGAAATTTGCAAACCTGAAAATGTATTTTTTAGTAAAAATACAGCTCATCAATTTTTAGCTGAAGGGGGCGATCCTCATGTTATGGCAGTAGTCCACAGAACTTATATGAAACGGAACGAAATTCTTAATCGTTGGGGCCATGTAATGACTGATGAACAAAAAACTGCTTTATATGGTATGGCTAGAAGTACTGCTGTAAACCGTATACGTGACCCTAGACAATTAGACCACATGTACAATTTACAAGATGCAGTATATGATCAACATACAAACAGTACTTGGGATACTTTACCAGTTTATCATGTTGAATGGTTAGCTAATAATGAAGTTAAAATAGATAAAGAAGAACAAGCTAAACTTGAAGTAGTAAATCATATTTCAAAAAAAGAGTATTGGAAAGATAGCTTAGTGCCAGATTCATACTTAGGTGTAGGTGCTGGTAATGGTGAGCCTAGAGATGTTGTTTATAGATTAGATAAATACGAAGGTATTAGAATTGGTTGGGATATTTACTTAAATATGGGTAAAAGTAAACATACGCCTAGAAGTATAAGTTCTCCATATAAAACTACTTTATCCTACAATGGTACTGTATATAATGACAGAAATTCAAAGCCTTATTCTTTAGCTTTATCTCTTAAAAATATACAAGATTCTTACGACATTATTACTTTCTTTAGAGATAACCTTATTGCTAACTCTGGAGTAGATGGTTCTCGTATTAACCTTGCTGCTATACCAAAAGTATTAGGCCAAGATTTTATGGAACGTATGCTTAAATTTATAGCATTCCGTAAACAAGGTTTAGAATTATATGACCCTACAGAAGAAGGAGCAAGCTTATTTCAACATTACGGGGAATTCCGTGGTTCTTTAGATGGCAATGTTGTACAATCTTTAAACTTAGTGCTAGAATCTTTAGAAAAGCAAGCCGATATGGTAACTGGTGTAAACCGTTATATGTATCAAGCAGCAGAACAAAGAGATGCAGTGAGCAACGTAAAAACAGGTATTAAACAAACTTCTTTAATTATTAAAGATATGTTTGAATCTGTATTTGCTTCTCGTAAAAATATGTTAATTGATTTAATTAATCTAGCAAAAATTTCTTACAAAGAAGGTAAACGTGGTTCTTATATATTAGGCCACAGAACCGTATTATTCAATATAATACCTGAAAATTTTAGATTTACAGATTATAACATACATGTTGTTAACAGTAGTAAAGATATTTTAAGATTAGATAAAATCAGTGCTTTAGCTCCACAATTAGTAGGTAAAGGAAGTATGGATGACGAAATATTAGTTAAATTACTATTAACAGAATCAACTACTGAAGCTATTAAATTAGTAGATAAAAACCTTGCTAAGAAAAAAGAAGAAAACGACGCTATTAAACAGCTACAACAACAATTACAACAAATGCAAGATCAAACAAAACAATTACAAGATCAATTGCAAAAAACTACACAAGAAAAAGAAGCACTCGAAAAAGTTGATAGAGAATACAAAAACAAAGAACTAGAATATAGATATCAAAGGGAAGATAAACGTATAGAAATTGCTCAAGAAGAATTAGAATTAGAGCAAAGAGTTGCAGAAAATGAATCTATAAAAGATAATAAAATAGTTCAATTAGAAAGAGAGCAGTTATATGCTGAACAATCTAAAGGTCAAGCCAGAGAAGTAAAGAATAATATATGAAAAAGTATAAAATATGGTTAGACCCTAAAACTTATGTAATTGTAAATGAACATCAATTATATAAACAAAGATGGTTAGATTATTTTGGTGGTTTAGATGGTGTAGAAATGTTTATTAAAAATTATAAAGATTAAAGCTCATGGATATTAGAGTAGTAGAAAGCATCCCAACAAGTGGGACATTAAAAGATCCTCTTTACAGAATCGATCCTAATTTTGAAAATGTTAGTTTAGTTTGGTCAGAAGATGAGGAAACTTTAACCCTTGTTGATTATAATTTAGATTATAATCTTTTAAGCTTTCAAAATAATAATAGATACGTTAAAAAAACTTTTTTAACCTATAACGGTAAGAGCTGCGAATCTCATGAAATGATGGAAACTGTTTTAATTGAGTCTAGCAACGAAAAGGATGGTAATGCTGTTCCTATTCCGGGTTATTGTAATTCTAATGAATGGATATATACACCAAGAGATTTTAATTATAATTGGGATTTTAAAGAATTTACAAATATAAAAGATTACTCTAATAAACCTTATGATTATAGTCAAGGTTTTACAGTAGTTAAACAATTTTTAACTTCAGGTGCAAATATTACTCCAGGAGGGCCAGCTTATACTGCATTTTATAGAGCACCACATTTAACTTCTTTTTTGCCAGCAAACGTAGAAAATAATAGAATCTATACTGATGGTTGGTACACAAGTTATGTAATTGCTTGTCAAGTTTGGTTAAATAGCGGTAATCCACCTGCATATGGAAAAGGAGATATTGTGTATCACGACCAACAACAAAGATTTTATAAAAATCTTACAGGTAATCAAGGATACTTAATAACAGATCCAGCTTTTCCAAATGCAGTACCAGAAATTAAAAAACCAAACCCAGAAGATTGGTCTCCTGATGTTACATTTGAAGATTGGATGACTTTATTAAGAAAATACTCTATAATGTCTACTACAGGTTCAGCTATTAAATTTGTAGAAACTCAACATTTAGTAACTGCAGAATTAAATAAAGCTATTTTATCGGAATTAAAATGCCAATGTAATTGTTGTGATAAGCCTGATTTTAATATGTCGTATATGTTAAGCTATATGAAACTTATGCAAAAACGTTTAGGTGCATATGTTTTATTTAATGATGAAATATTCCATGAAGCCCAATGTGTTGTTGAAAGCTCTAGAAGAATTTGTGATTTATGTTTATATACTAAAAAAGAAGGAGGATGTTGTTAAAATTTACAGATGATTTTGTAGACACTATTATGAACGGCAAACTATTGTTGGGAGAAATACAACACAACATTAGTAAGCAAGAACCTTATTTAGGTGAATCTAAAGTGTTAGACAGATTATATGCCCAAAGTGTTTTAATTTCTGGTATTATTGACTATTTAGAAAATAGTGATAATAAAAATTACAGAGAAGACGAAGGTTTATTAATGTGTTTAAGATCTGCAATAGATAAAAATTTATGTAGAAAACCTGTAAATAGAATTAAAGATAAAACAGATTATCACAAACCAATGGGTGTGCCAATCGTAACTGCAAACCCTGTACCAGTTCCAATAATACCAGTAATACCAGAATTTGAACCAGAAAGCACTATGGACCCAGCAGAAGACCCTAGACCAAGACCAAATAGTGGCCCAACTCCTGCACCAGCCCCTACGCCAATACCAGAATTACCTGAAGACCCTACTCCTCCTTCAACACCTGGTGGTGGATTCCCTATATCATTTCCTACTGAAGAAGATCCTAATGAAAGACCTGGTGGTTGGAGCCCAATGAGTATGTATTAAATAAATATAAAAAATAAATATTATGCCTAGTAACAAAACTTACCAAAACAATAATACAATATTGGGACAAAATATTGTAAACCCTGCTTCTAAAAGACAATTCCAAAGCCCTGACACAGACGCTAGAGAAATTGTTTTAATGGCTTCAGATAGTAATATAGATGTTAATTTAGGTTTTGACCACGCATTTATAACAATTAAAGTTCCTGTAAATAGTAACTTATCTACTTTTAATGTAAACTCTTTTCTTAAAGCAGATAATAGAAGTTTAATTAATTTAACTTTAGACAATTCAGGTAATGCTTCTTCTAAAACATTTGTATTTACAAATGATTTTAAATTCTTAGATGACCCTAGTTCTAGTATATTAGTAAACCCAGGAAAAATACAAATTTGGTATGGTGCAATTGTAAACGGTAAAATATATTTACGCGTACAAAGTGATAGTACCAATTAATTTTAAAAATATTTTTTAAATTTGCAACAATAATAATATAAAATAAGTTAATATGTCAGAAGATGTAAGAAGCATTGATGATCTACATGATGATCTAGATGCACCAAACCCAGGAGATAATAACACTCCACCAGCAGATCCCAATGATCCTAACCCACCTGCGCCAGCAGATGGTGATAATTTATCTACAGATGATAACCCACCAGCAGATCCTAACGGTGATAATAGACCTAATTTAGGAGATTACACACCTAATGAAGATACACCTGCTCTTGAACAATTTTTAGCTCAATATGGTATTTTAGGTGGTATGATTCAATTTGAAGATGGAGAGTCTAAGCATTTTAATGATTTATCTGAGGTTGAAAAGTATAATATTTTAGCTGATTTATCTAGCACAACTGCCCCAGATATTGCAGAACAATATGGTTTAGAAGATCAAGAAATTGAATTATTGAATTGGGCACGTAGTCAAAATAGACCTATTGCAGAATCTATTGAAGAATTAGCTCAAGCAAGAGTTGAACAAATACTAGCTTTTAATAATGCATCTGCTACAGACTTTACTGCTATGGATGATGATGCTATTACTTTAAGATGGCTAAGAGATTCAGACCCTGAAGCTAGTGAAGCAGATTTAGCAGAAGAATTAGCTAGACAAAAAGAAAGTAAATTGTATGGAAAAAATGCTGCTCGTATTAGAGAACAATATGAAGCAGAACAAGCTAATGCAATTGCTTATGCTAGACAACAAGAAGAGCAACAATACATTCAAGAATTAGAATCTGAAAGATCTGAGATTGCAACAGCTGTAAATAATATAAGAGATATTGCAGGTTTTGAAATTTCTGATGAAGATAAAAACGTTATTTTACAAGATTTACTAGAAGTAAATGAGTATGGTGATTCTTTATTTATGGAAGAAGTTTTTTCAGACCCAGAAAGATTATTTAAAGCTGCTTGGTTGTACAGAAATGGAGAGAAAATTTTTGATCAACTTGAGAAATATTACAAGAATGAGATTGCAAAAGTTTACCAAACTGCAAAGAATGAAGCATTAAATGGCTTATCTTCTAGGCCAGTAGGTGGTGTAAGATCAAGTTCTAATAATGATTCAAGATCAGGTCAAGATGATCCTTCATTAAGAAAACAGAAAATTATAGACGTTGATGATTTACATAACGACTAATTTTTATAAAAGTACCCTGGTATATTAAAAATGTTTTTTCTATATCGGGGTATTGAAAATTTTTTAATTAATAACAAGGGGGGCACTACCCTCCATAAAACAAAAGCAAATGAAAGTAGTAGACAGAGCGACCGTTGTTCAGCATTTAGGGGACACTAAAACGGTACAAAATTTTGGTACTTTGTTGGGGACAAAACCTCACAAATTAGGTACTGTGGTTACAATGTATAAAAACTTAGCATTGTCAACTTTAACAGATGCGTTGAAAAACGTATATTACAATCCTAAAAAAGATAGCAACTCTTTTGTTCCTATCAATTCTATGGTTATTGAGTGGACTATTGATGTTAACTTTATTAAAAAAGTAAAAATCGTTAGTAATATCACAGGAAATGGTGCTAATAAAAATGTAGAAAGCATTGTTTTAGCTGAGCGTTACTATGATAAAAACGATACTTTTACGTTGGAAAATAAACAACAATTATTCGTTGTTGCTCCGCCTAAAAAATTAGCTCAATCTCGTTGGGAATATAAAGTAGTATTAGTTGGTAACGACTATTCTAAAACTATCAACACTGCTTATGCGGCTGCTGGTAAAGATACACGTTACCGTTCTAACTACCATCCAGAATTGTCTGAAAGAGGTTACTCTAAATTCATTTCTAACACAGAGACTCACCGTAACTACTTGTCACGTCAAAGATCTTCTGTTTCTTGGTCATCTGATTTTGCATTACACGAAGAAGTTTACTTACAAATGGGTAAAAACGAAAAAGATGCAAACGCATATTTCAAAATGAACAAGAAAGAAAAAGAATGTTTAGATACTTTCTTAATTTCTCGTGAGCAAAACTGTCTTTTCTCTGAAACTAACTACGATGTTAATGGTCGTTGTTTAGATCAAGATGATCACGGTCGTGATATCCCTATGGGTGATGGTGTTGTTGCACAAATCGAAAGATACTGTGATAAATTTGCTTACTCTTTGTTAACTTTAGATGTATTTGATGATGTACTTTCTGCAATGAGAGAGAAATCAGAAACTCCTACAGGTAACATTTATGCAGTAATTTGTAATGAGCGTTTCTACGATCAAATTGGTAAATTAATGCGTAATGACTTGAAATACTTATCTCCTGCTAACGCTGCTTATTTTTATTCAAAAGCTGCTAATGGTAAAGTAAGTTTAGGTGCTGAATTTGATTCTTACACTTTCCAAGGTAATACTATCACTTTCATGCCAGACAGGGTTCTTTCTCAAGAATATCCTGAAGGTGGATACGGTATCTTCTTAGATACAGGTGCTGACCTTTCTTCTGGACGTCCTAACGTTTCTATGTTTACTTTACAAGGATCAGAAATGATTTCTGGTACTTTAGTAGGTATGGGAGGTGTATCTGGTACTGCTTCAGGTGAAATCGCAACTTCAGTTGCTGGTTCTGAATACCACTTACTAGGATACTCAGGAGTTGTAGTATTCAACCCTTACAGATCATTCATTATCCAAGAATCTCTTGTAGGATAATTATAATCTAATATAAAGAAAGCATCGGTAACCGCCGGTGCTTTTTTTTTAACCTGAAAAATAAAATAATATTTGCAAAATTTGCAAAGAAATAAAAAATAAGTTAATATGGAAACAACTATTGAACAACTAGAAAACGGCACAATTGCCGACAGAGTAATTGAAATTAAAGCTGTTTATAAAACAACTAAACAAACTGTACAACCTGCATTTGACCCTAAAACAAAATGGTGGGCAGGAGTAGAAAGACTTTCTGAAGAACAAAAGAAAGAAAGAGATTATTACGTAGTAGTAGGTGAAACAACTTCTGATAGAGTGCACCTTAATACAAAAATTACTTTAAAAGATGGGTTGATCTTTGATTTAAATAATCCTGTAGATAAAGTTAATTGGGATTGGGTAAAAGCTTGCCCGCAAGTAGCAATGTCTTTTGCAGAAGCTCAATCTTCTAAAGCATTATTTTATGTGCATATTGAAGGTAGAGAATCTGAAATGAGAACTAGAACTGTAGAAAAACGTCATGAAGCAGTAAAACTAGTTTTAGAAGATCCAACTACAAATTACGTTAACCGTGCTTTATTGTTAAATATGGATATGGAAGGTGAACAACCATCAGTTATTAAAGACTTTTTGTTAGAAACAGCTGAAAAAACACCTGAAAAAATCTTTAGAATTTATAGAGATAAAGCAATGAAAATTCATTTACTTTATTTAAAAGGTAAGAAAATGGGACTTGTTAAGACTGACCCTAGAGATAATGTAGTCACTTATGGCACTACAATTTTAGGTATTTCTGACGATTCTGCTATTGCTTATTTACAAAGTAATGAAGATATTTTAATGTTGTTAGAGAGAGAAGTTAATCCTGAATATTTTGCTACAAAATTACCAGAAACGGAAATTCCAGTAAGAGAAGAAAAAGTATTGACTCCTTTAGAAAAAGCTCAAGCAGCTAGAAAACTAAAAGAAGAATCTAAATAAATAAATTATGACATCGAGAGGAGCTTATGAAAATATCTTAATGGAGTTAAGGAAAGTTAAAGCTCCTTCTCTTCATTTAGAAGATTATTTGTACTTTATGAATAAAGGAGTACAAGAATATATAAATGAACGTTATAATAAATTCCAGATATCTCAACAAATTACAGACGATTTAACAGCTTTAATTACGTCTAAAACTTTTGTAGTTGATAATAACACACTAGGACATTATGCAGATACTCCAACTGTAGGTGTTGCAATAACAACTGATAAAAGATATAATTCTGATTATATTAGTTTTCTTGCACCTAGTAATTATTGGCATATGATAGGAACACACGTAAATACTTTTACAAAGTTTCCTACTAAATGTGCTCCTGCAGGTTATAACTATTTTGTGCCTGCTAAAAAATTATCAGCAACAACTGGGGCAGCCATAATATCTAATACTTATTTAAGACCCACAGTTGATCGTGTATACCACGATTTTAGTGATTATAGTGAAACTGTACCTGGAGTAAGGCTTACTTATTATTTTGGAGATATAAATAAATATGGTATAAAAACTATAGCGGTAGATTATTTAAAGAAACCTATAAAAATAGTATTAACAGATCCTCAAATAACTTCTCCTTCAGATACTTCTCAAACATTGGAGTTTCCAGAATACGTTTGTAATGAAATTATTAAAAGAGTAGTTAAACTAATTTTAGAAAATTCTAGCGACCCAAGAGTACAAACTAATATACCTATAAATCAAAGTATTCCATAGTACCTGGTGTTTAAAAATTATATTAATATCATCACAACGTTTTGGGGATACCAGCTCCATTTATTATAAACCGTATTGCTACACTGGTATAAGCATTACAAAAAATTAAAACTTATGTTTACATTATCAGACAAACAGAGGGTCTTAAATCAACCCCTTAGCGTAAAAGTTTTTTCTGCACCAAACCCAAGTACAGGTGTAGTAACAGAAAGAACTACATCTGCGTCTATTACGGCGACGGATAAAATTTTAGTTGATGGCTTTGGTCATTTTGACATTGCTGCAATTACTGACATTCACTGTCGTAGAGCTCGTGCTGCAGTTGCAGAAGTACAAAACTGGACAGTTCCTGCAGGTACTGCTATCCCAGTAGGTTTTAATAGTGGTTCTTTTGCATCTGGAGACGCTATTGAAGTAAAAATTGAAATGGATACTGCTCGCTACGATTCTACTTTATTTGTACAAGATAGATTAGGTGGAGTTAAACCTATGGTTTTTACAACTGCCCCTATTATTGGAGCTGGTGCGGTTCCAACTGCAGCTGAAATTGCTAGTGCTATTGTTACAGCTTATACTAAATATTTAGACACTTTCACTAAAGGTTTTTTCCAACTATCTGTTGTTGCTGGAGGTACTACATCACAAATTAGAACAGTTATTGCTAAAGATTATGAAGCTATTAACGTAAGATCTGTGTCTGTTCGTAGAGTTAATTCAGGTATTGGAACTCAACCATTTATTGCTTTAGCAAAAGCTTCACATGCAACAAATGCTGCAGGTTTCCAAGGTGAAGGTTTAGGTAAATTCTTAGAAGAGTCTATCCGTATGAATACTCCAATTACTTCTAACGTATACGGGGTTGATAACGCAGAAACTCAAGTAGACCTTAGAGGTTCTTACACTGCTGTATACTTTACAGTTGCTGCTAACTACGAAGAAAATTTATCTACAGTTGCTGCTGATGTTAGACCATTAAGCGCAAAACATGATTTTGTACTTTTCTTGAACGAGGCTACTTGTAATGGTTTAGATAGCGCTATCGGTAAATTAGCTGCTGCTGCTTTATTGAAAGCTGGTACTAACGGTATGACTGCTACTGTGACTGCTGCTCCTCTACCTTTAGCTGCTGAGAGAACTGAAGTTATGGTTAAAGCTGATGGATCATCTGTTGCTACAGTTGCTGCATTTATTGCTTAATCAATATATTTGATTTTCAAAAGAACCTCGCCCAACCCGGCGGGGTTTTTTATTTACTGGTAGTTTAAAAAAATTTACATATATTTTATAATCTAAAGATTTAAAAATGACAGCAAACGAATTAACTTCTGCGATAAAAAATCGTATATATGACGGTTTATCTGGAACTATTTCAGACCAGTCTATTAGTACACACCAATTATTTGATGAGATTGACTTAGTAAGAGCAGATTTTGTTAATAAATATTCTATGACTTCAAAGTTAAATACAAAATATTTATTACAATCTTTAGATAATTTAGAAATAAAATGTACTAGCTTAGCTTACACAAGTAAATGTGATGCATTTAGACATTTAAATGATGAAGTTCCTGCTTTAGAAATACCTGCTTTAATGGCAACACCAGATGATAGCGCAATTGAATTTTTAGGGCTAACTAACAAACAAGAAAAATTTGCAGTATATTACTCTACTTCAGATATACAAAATCATAGAGTACGTATTAGAACTTCAAAAAAACCTTTTGTATGGGTAGATACTACTATAAATGCAAATGGAATGAATACATTATACTTTTTTAATTTGGGTAAATTTAATCCGTTAAAATACGTATCTATAAGAGCAATATTCAATCATCCATCATCAGTTTTACCTTTTGATCCACAATATTTAGATAGGGAATATGCTGCTCCTGCACATATGCAAATGGCAATATTAGATGCAGTAACAGAAAAATATATTCGTTACTACAGACAAATGCACACTGTGCCACAACCTAATACTCAAACTGATAATATACAATAATTATGCCACAAGATAGTTGCTATAATAAATTTGCGGCAAAAATGCCTAACTCTGCTAGAAGAAGTCAACTTATAGCAAAGTGTAGAAAGGCAAGTGGAAATGTTAGAAAAACTGAAGAAGGTAATAATTTAAAAAGATGGGGCAAAGAGCAATGGGTAGATAAAATAAGTGGTAAAGCTTGTGGAACTTCTAGTAATACAGAGTATTGTAGACCTAGTAAGAAAGTAAGTAACAAAACACCAAATATGCCTTCAGGTAAAAAATTAAAACAAAAAATACAAGAGAAAAAACAAACAGGTATGGGCAATAAAATAAGCAAAGCTACATACGGAGGTTTATTATATTATAAAAATAATTAATATGGCTTTAGAAAAAATAGTAAATAATAGTGAAAATAATGCTGTTAAAAACGGTCTTATCAATGAGGAATGCATAGAGATGCTAAATTTCCGCATTACTGAAGAAGATAAATCAGCTAGATTGTATCACAATATGTATATGTTTTTAAACAACAAAGGATATACAGGGGCAGGTGCATTATGGCATAAATATGGACATGAAGAAGAAGTACATTCTGATTGGGCTAGAAATTATTTATTAGATCTTGGTATACAACCTGAGCTTAGAGAATTGCCAGCAATTATGCCTAAGGAATATAAAAGCTTTCCTGAAGTAATTCGTTTATCTTATGACCATGAAGTAGAAATTACTAGACAATGTAAAGAATTTGCAGCATGTGCAATGAAAAATGGAGACCATATGTTATATCAATTAGCCGCTAAATTTTTATCTGAGCAAATAGAAGAAATTGGTAAAATGCAAACTTGGTTAGATAAACTTGCAGCATTTGGAGAATCTCCTGAATCGTTAAGATTATTAGATAATGAAATGGGTGAATTAGCAAACGGTTAATATTATGATTTTACTTTATAAAAAAGGAGGTTCAGTAAAAGCTGATATGTCTTGTGGGGAAACTAGACGCTCTAATAGAAAGTATAAAAAAATTATGAAATTGTACTGTATAAACGGTAAGAAAAAATTAGTGCATGCAGGTGATAATCGTTATGTAAATAATGTAGATTCTAAAAGAAAAGCTTTTAAAGCTAGACATAAATGCAGCACAGCAAAACCAGGAACAGCTAGACATTTAGCTTGTACAGAATTATGGTAAAAAATTAAATATTATGGCACAAGAACAAGTAACTTCTCCTTTTTATGATTTTATGTATCCTAGGTTTTTATTGAAAGACCTTTATGATATAGATATGCAAGAAGATGATTATGCAGAACGCGCTTATAACACATTTAGAGCTATAGGTAATATTGCAACTGCTATACATGAATTTCATTTTACAATAGATAATACTTTAAAATTTGAATTGCCTTGTAATTGTGAATTTATAGAAGCCATTTCTACAGATGAAAACTTACTTATGAAACAAGAAGATTTAGTAGTTTATTCTACTAATGCATATGTTTCTCCTAATGCTTATTTAGCAGACATAATTTCTAATGAATCCTTAAGAAGAGTATATGTTCCACAAGCTAGTAATTTACATCCAACAGGTATATTTTTACCTTATGAATTGCATGGTAGAACTGTAATTTTTAGAGAAGAACAAGCAGGCACAAAAGCTCATCTTATTTATAGAGGTGTACTTGTAGATGAACAAAACAATCCTATATTACATAGAAAAGAAGCTGAAGCTATTGCTGCACAACTAGCATTTTTACATACTCAAAAACAAGTATTTATGCGTGATCCTGCAGCTAGCAACATATTAGCTTATATTAAACCAGAAGCTGGTAGATTAATGGCAGCCGCTAAAATACCAGAATATATTTCTCAAAATCAATGGAATAGAATACTTAGTGCTAAAACTAGACATGATAGAAAAGTATATAATACAAGTTATAAAACTTTACAATAATGTTTACAAAAAGAACTTCTGCTTATTATGATACAAGTTTAATGCTAACTCTCAAAGATGTAATACCTAACAATAGAGAGTTTGCAAAAAAATTTTTAATAAAAACAGAAGATGCACCTAATGGTAAATTAAGAGATATATACCATTCACAATGTAACTCTTCATTAATTAGAAAAATATTTAATTATACAATTAGAGTAATATTGTGGGAAGTAGCCGTAGGCAATTGTTCTTTTTATTGGCCACATAGTAAATCTAAAATATTTATGGGCTATTTAGACGACAAAGTGACTCGTAGTAAGGCGGAATATGGTAAATTAGATTATATAGATTTACTACAAACTGATTATAAAATACCGTATATTACTTTTGAATTCTCTCCGCATCTAAATAAAAAGCCTATAAAAATATATATCTCTAGGGATATGTATGAAGCTACAATAAATCACGCCAATAAAGGAGGTAAATTTTCTAAGAGGCCAAGGAAACTAGATTACTTTTTACCACATATTTATGAGGAGTTTAAGTATATTAGACCTCAGTCATTAAGATTAATGATTTTAGATTGTTTTAATAAATTACTTTGGCACTTGAAACAAGGAGAAGAAGTAAGATTATTAGACGCTAAATCTGAAATTAGATTTTTTAGACCTCTAGGAAAACAGCATGACAGTATAATGTCTAGCATAGTTAGAAATAGAATAAATAAAGCTCATAAAGAAAAGTATGAAAAATTCTTCATATAATTTATTTACAGAATTAAATGCAGATGCACATCCTGTAAACGCAAAAAATAATGCAATGATTGATGCCATTAATGCGGCATTAACTACAGAAGGTGAAAATCAGCTTATACTTCAAAATATGAAAGGTAATGCAGATTTTACAGCTTTACCTGATGGGTATAAACCTGTGGGTGTAGCTATATTTAACAATATAGCTTATATTTTATCTGCTGCATTTGACGCTGATGGAAAATTTTTATCCGCAGAATTAGGAACTTTCCCTAGCCCTGATTGGGTTACAGCATATACAGCACCATTTGATTTTACAAAGCCTGTAAATATTTTACCTAAATATTCTGCTATAAGAAATTTTCTCCCTGACTATAAATTACCTGCTGGGGCTTCTGCATCCTTAATAAACTCAATATTAAATGATGACCAAAATTATACGTGGCCTTTTAATTCTTACAAATTTGATTTAAAATCAGATCGTATGGTAGAATTAGAGATTCAACCGTCGTATGATGATTCTGTAAACATTATTATAACTGATAACTATAACCCTATACGTTTAATCAATAGTAGATTTAAAGTATTAGATGGAGGCAAAAAAGCTCTTATTGCTGATAGAAGACAAACAAAAGATACTAATACTTATTCAGATAATAGATTTACAGCTACAAAATTATTAAGGACTGCAGATACTATAGCTTCTTTAACATTTAACGGAGTAAGTAATGGAGGTCACCATAAAGGCGGTGGTTATAGGTTTTATTTTAGGTATATAGATACTGATGGAACTTTATCAGATATAATAGAAGAATCTAGGCTAGTAGTAATAGCCCATGATAAACATGGAGCAAGACCAGACGAAAATACAGGTAAATTAATAAAGTTTACTTTAAGTAATTTAGATAGAAAATTTGCAGGTATAAAAGTTTATTTTTCTAAAGGAGATGATTTAGCTACAAGTGTAACAACTGTATTTGAAATTGCAAATATATATGATATTAAAGGAAATTCAATAGCTATTACAATATTTGGTAATGAATTAACTACACCCTACAATGCAGAAAAATTAAATGTGAATTATTCCAATATTTATTCTGTTCGTACAATGACTCAATTTGACGACAGATTAATATTAGGAAATTTAAGTTTTAATAGTGATATATACACTACTTTAAGAAATATTTCAACTTATATACAAATAAAGGAAAGAGATGAACTTGATTTAAAAATAAAAGGTTTAGGAGAAGGTTATGCTAATCCTTATAACGTTTATAGTAAATTAGGTTATTGGGGAGGAGAAACTTATGAAATTGGTATAGTTTATATATTAAATGATTACTCTTTAAGCCCAGTATTTCCGGTAAGAGGTATAGATAATTTTTATGGAAATAATGGTTACAGTAGTAATCTTAATTTAACTAGTAATTTATTTAATGGTAGTGAAAACTCTTTAGGAGTATATAGAACCAATAAAAATAAAGATAATTTCTTTTTTAATGGAGATGGTTCTACAACTAAATTTGCGGCAGATACAACTAAAGTTAGATCTTTAGCTTTAGATTTTAATTATTTAGATGCAACTAAACAAAATACATTAAGAACTTTAACTAAAGGTTATTTTATAGTTCGTAAAGAAAGAGATAGAGATTGTATAGTTCAAGGTTATGTAACTAATACAACACATGTTCCTATTAATCAAAAAATACCTGCTTCTGGTAGATATAATAAAGATACAGGTATATCACCCTGGGACTCAGATCTTGATCAAATACATGTAAAAGACATAGATAGAGACCCTATAGGTAGTTATAATGATAAATTACCGACAAATTATAAAATAATACCAGCTCCAGGTAGATTAACTGAAGTTCATTACGATAGTGACACTGATGTAACTGCTCATAAAAGTTTCACTATCCAAGGCCGTATTACCAGAAATCCCAGTAGAAAACAACAATATTGGGCTTTTTACCCAGCTGATCAATTAGCTGACCCAGCTATGATGAATACTATTTTTAATGGTACTGATAAAGGTATATTTATAAATAATCCTCAACTTGGTAATGACGACGTAGGAAATGTCCTTAAAGTAAATAGTATAATAAGTGGTAATTCAAAAAAGTTAAGCGCTGTAGGTTTACCTAACGGTAATGGAGGGGTAATATATACTTACCCAAGTGGAACTGCAGAGGTAGGAGGAGATAAGTTTGGGGCAGAAGAAGGAACTAACATTTACCTAACTTTTGTTTCTGCTAGCGCAGGGGTACAAACGTGGAATTTTTTTGCACAAAATATAGCTTTTAATTACAACGCTGCTTTTCCAGATGACGACGTAGATGTTTCTATTAGTTTTTCAGTAAACGAAACGGGTAATGTTTTTAATGTTTCTACAGATGTTACTGGTGACTCAGACACTGCAGAAGTTTTTGTAGATGCCGCAGGTTCTTACTTTCCCTTTATAAAAGAAGGAGACAATGGTAATGTTGGTAATTACCTTATAAAAATTACAGGCGGAAAGTATGATGGCGATAATATGGGTATTGATGCTCAATTTTTACAGAGGGCCCTCAATATAAGTTCATCAACTTTTGTAGATGCAGACCCTAGTGATATTTCTGCAGCAGACCCAGTTAAAGTTTTAAATTTAAATTCTTTTAAAATAGATTTTAATTGGTTATCTAACCCGGCAGATAATGACCCAACAATAATAGAAGAAAAAAGAACTATTAAATACAGGTTTAAATATATAGGTTATGCTACTGATGCTTATAGCAAAGATCAATTTTCAGCTATAGAAGACAGAAATATATATTATGTAGGGGCTAAACTTAGATACCCTGATGGTGGCCCTAATTGGTATGCTTTAGCTAAACCTAGTATGGTTGAGGGTGGTAAACCCAGCACTGGCCCAGCTTGTTCAGATTTGTTTACTAGTATACACCAATACTCTGAATATATAGGATTGGAATCTTATAGTGACGTAGAAATAAAAGATGAAAATGTTGCAAATTATTATTTGTACAAAGCCTTAGCTAATGATTCTGAAAATGTTAATAATTATACAAATCAAGGAACTAATGAAGGTACAAATGGCACTGGGCTAGTAAGGTATAAAGAACGTATACAAACTAAAGGTTTTCATTTAGGAACACTTATAAATGTTTATGACTCTATAAATGGCCCATTAAAAACAAATGATTGGATATCTAAATATGGTATAGGTAGTAGTACAGGTGTATATTTTGCAGTTACAGAAAGAAAAGCTTGGAATAAAGAATTAGAATCTAATGCTACAGCAGACGAACGATTTGTAAAATTTTATTCAGGTGACTGTTATGTTGCGCATGTTTACAAACGTATAATGTTACCTAGAGGTATACCTGGGATTGATACTGCTACTAATCCAGGCTTATACATGGATTTTAACCAGAATACAGGTCTGATGCCAGATGGTTTTTTTATGCCTATTGTATCAGAAAACAATTATAATATTGCTCTAAGAGTAAAAGATAATTCTTATGCTAATGAAAAAATATTATATAATGACGCTAGAACTTTTTATCCTTTAGAATCTAATGTAGATAAACTAAGATCATCTAAACAAAAAGAATCTACAGCTTATAATTTTGGTTATAATGATAATTTCCACGATAAAGTATTTATAGCATTAAATGATAGATCTCCTGCATTTAACACTAATTACACTAACAGAGTAATGGTATCAGCACCTAGTGTGTCTGGTAGTTTTACAAATGGTTATTTAGATTTTAGTGGTTTAAACTTTAGAGATTATAATAAACAGTTAGGGCAAATCATAAAATTAATAAGCCATAATAATGATGTTTATTGTGTATTTGAACAAGGAGTAGGTATTATACCTGTTAATCAACGTACAATGGTATCTGAGCAAGATGGCGGAGTATTTATTGACAATGCTCAAGTATTAGCTCCTAAAATGCAAATATTATCTACTGAATATGGTAGTGACCAACAATTTAGTATAATTAAAACAGACCAAGCATTATATGGTTGTGATTTACGTAAAAATAAAATTTGGAGAGCAACTACAGAAGGATTAACAATTATTAGTGATTTTGCAGTTCAATCTATTATAAAAGAATTTAAAGAAAGGTTATTAGGAGTTAATTTAGTCTCTCCATTAAAAAATACTGCTTTAAATTTTGTAAAAGCTAACTATGATAGAGAGTTAAATCACGTTATGTTTTCTTATTTTAACTTTGATTTAAAAAACAAAATAACAGCAGATTATATAAGAAACAATAAACAAAATGAACCTACATCCGGAAAAGTTGCAGACACTTTAAGCATAGTAGAAAAAAGCAATAAAGTAGCAACTATTTATTGGAATGAAACTTTACAAAAATGGGTATCTAAATTATCTTGGAATCCTTTATGGGCATTTAATATACAAAATAAATTGTATAGTTTTAATGCTTTAAAAGATAACCATAAGTTATGGCAACATTTTTCTACTGCTGTTCCTTATTGTAATTTTTATGGCGAACAAGAAAAATTCATATTTGAATTTATTTTAGTAGATAAGCCTAGTATGCAAAAATTACTACATAATTTAACTGTAGTTTCTAATAGAGTTTTTCCTACAACTGTAGAATATAAATTATTAGAAAACGATTATAGTTTTGAAAATGGCTCATCAGTTGATAATAGTTATAAACAGTATATACATCAAAGAAAAGAATTTATAGATCCTAATAAAATACAATTTAATGTAGATACTGTTACAAATAAACTTTTGGTTAGATTTAATCCTCTTCTTACTCAAGAAGAAGCTAGTAGATTAGAAGGTGCTTGGTTTGTTGGATCAAATGGATTAACATATATTTTAGGCGCACCAGTGCTATTTAATGGACTTTTTTACAATGAAGTTAAAGATGAAAATGGTAACTTTATATACGGTGCTTTACCTACGCCAATTACATTTACAATGATAACATTTGGTATAATACACCAAAATGCTGATTATATTGAAGATGAATTGTACATAGAAGTTGATCACGGTAAATTTGCAGACCCAAATTCAACCGCAGGGAAAGAGAAATCGAGAATAAGAGATAAGGCAATAAAAATAAAATTAACATATGAAGGTTATGACTATGTTACTGTTCAAACTGTAGTTTCTTCATTTTTATATTCTTTTAATTAGTATGGAAAAAAATATTTATGATTTAGTTATCTCGGAATTAATACTTAAAGATTCTCAATCCTCTAACAATGGTGTATCTTTATCTGGGGCTAAAATCAAATTAACAAACGCACAAAATGTAACTAGTATAGCTGCTAATACAGCTAAAACGTTATTATTTATATCTGAAATTACAGATATTCCTAGTGGTTATACTATCAAAAATGGAACTCACCAAATAATAGCTCCTGGTTATAATGGTAGCACTAGTAATGCCATAATGACATCAAATATAAATTTTGTTGCAGGCAACGTAGGAACTACTATTACAGTTGAGGCAAGCGCAATGTTAGAAAAATCTGGTTTACCAGATATACCTTTAAATATTACCTTTACAATAACAGCAGTTTTACCTTTTTATTTTGGTTTAAAAGCTGCTCCATCAGGAACTCCTACAACCGCTGGTTTAACACAACAAGCAATAACTAGTAAAACAATAGAATTTAATTCTACAAATGTTACTCCGCTTAGATTATATATTGTATTGCCTAATACTAATACATTAAACCATGTAATAGATTCAAATGGTGCTATTTTTCCTGTTTCAGATTTTGACTTAATTTCATCAGGAAGTTTTAAATTTTATATATTAAAATGGGATACTATAATATCAGCATCAGCAAATTCTACTAAAACGTTTAATATAAATATTCAATAAAAATGGCTATAGAAACTAATAATAATTACGATTTAAAAAAAGCAGCTAGTTTAGATGCAAGATTAAATTCAGTTGAAACAGCAAATGATTTAATTAGTCCAACTGCAGTAGGTTCATTTTTATATGAAGGAGCTACAGTGTATGTTAAGAGTGAAAAAGCTAATTATAGAGTTGAAAAAAATTCATCTAATGTTTTAGTATGGGTTAAACAAACAACAGAAAATTTAGTTTTAGGTGTAATTACAATTACTGCAACAACAACACAATTAGATTTAAGCACTTGTACTCCATCTATAGATAAATGCTTTGCTGTAAGAATAGACATTTCAGGCGGTACAACTGCAACTTTACAGACTATAATAAATTCTTCTACAAAAGAAGAAATAATGTTTTATGTTAAAGCAAATCAATCTGTAACTTTTAAACATACTGATTATGATGTTGCAAACAACGGCGTTATTGTATTAGAAGACGGTTTAGATATTACTATTACAGGTAGAACTATAGGTAATGAAATGTTATGGTTGCAAAAACAATCTACAGTTTTTGCTCAAAAAGGAGCAGTTCAATACCTTAAAACAAATGAATGGGTTAGCCAAGCTTTATCAATATTAGTAGAAGATAACCTAGCTTCTAACGCAGTAAATAGAGCATTATCAGCGCGCCAAGGTAAAGTGTTAGATGAAACTAAACAAAACAAAATTATTTTTGACGAAAATACACTTTTAGAATATAATGAAACTAGTAAAATTTTATATAAATTACCTAATACGTATGAAATAATAAATATTACTTGGACTACTACTTTATTAAGTAATTTATATGCTTTTTCGTCTAGTTCTGGTATACCATCTTTTCTTGTTGGTATAGCTGCTCCACAATATTATAATAAAGATAGATACGTAAATTTAAATTTTTCATCTTCCGGTTCAAACTCACTTCAGCCTATTAATTTTGGAGTATGGGTTTTGCCTGCAAATGCAGATAAAAATTTAACTTCAAGTTGGTTTAACATACAGAAAAAAGATTCTTTATACAGTGTGCAATATAATTGTGTAGCATCAGATTTAGCTTTAGAAACTGACAATACAGGGTCTGGTATAATAAGTGTGCCTATTAGTTTAAACAATAATATTGGCTCTTTAGGTTCATTTTTTAATTTTAATACATTACAAGGATTTGCAACTAAAATTTTTACTTTTACACCTAAATATTTTACAGGAAACGAAATATATGAATTAGAATGCTCTTTGAGCTTTAAAAAAGTAGGATTAGATCCTCAACCTATTTCTTTAATGTTGTATGAAAATACAAATGGTTTAGTTCCTAATACACAAATAAACAGTGTGCCAAGTGGTGCAACTATACTAGCTAAAGATTCTAATTACAATAATGGTTCTACTTTTGACCCATCTTATTATAATTTAAAAGTGAAAGCTGCAGTAAGCCCATTTGGTGAGGGTTATACTTTTTTATTATCATGTCCTCATATTGTTTCAAATAAAAAGTTTTTAGGTTTGAGTTTAGAGGCATCATCTTATATAAGAATTACTAAATTAAATTAATTATGATTAGTGCAAGACAATTAAAGAGAATATTAGATAAAGTATTTACATCTGATACAATAGTAACTTACGCTGTGCCTTCAGCATTATTAACAGCTACGCCTAATAGTTATCTTAGAACTAATCCACCTATTAATATTGGTTTAGGCTCTACTATTGTACCTTATAGCAATACTATTACAGCTTGGGAAATATATGATGAAACTAATGCTTTAGTTACTGCAGGTAGTGGTTTAACTGTTGCAGCTGTAGATAGCACTGTGCCAACCAATCCAGGCTCTTATAGTTATAGATTAGTTGTAAGATATAATGACCCAGATGGAAACGTGGCAACTCCTATTGAAGTTTCAACAACTATTACAGTAGAGTCAGAATCTTATGTAGGTGCTTTAGCAGATCCTAGTGCAGATATTACTGCAGCAAATCAAGTTGATAACGCATTAATTCAAACTTTAACTTCTAAAACTAAAAACCAAGTAATTAATTACTTTACTGTAACAGTAACCCCTGCTTCTGCAAGAATAATATTTGTTATACCTAATAGTTACGGAAGTGTAATTAGAATAGAAGACAATTTAGAAAATGATTTATTAGATGATGGACAAATTGTATCTTACACAGATTCTGTAAATGGTAGAACTATTTATAAAACAGTTAATGCTTTAACATCTGGTACTTATACGTTTAAATTAATTTACTAACATGAACGAAAATAACAAAAAAGGTTCTTTAGGTGGTTTACATGTAGCAACGCAAACACCTGTAGATGACAGGATAATATTAAATAATTACGATGATTTATTAAGCCTTGGTATTAATAATGTAGACGCTTATAGGTATTATGAAGGGTTAATAGTATATGTACTAGAAAACGAAAGAGAATATGTGTGGGTAGAATCTGAATTAGGAGCTTTACCGACCCCTTTTACTTATCCTAGTAATATTATAGTAAATGGAGTTAACTATTCTAATAGAACTTTTAACTTTGTTAAAATAACTACAGCTCCTAAATTAACAGATATAGATGTATATACTATTGATAACCTTATTAATATAAATTATACATCGGGGCCTAGTGTACATTTTCCTGCAAAAGACGCTATATTAGCTAGTTCTAACTTTTCTGTATTTCCTACATTACAAGGTATTGCTCCTTATGTAGGATTAAAAGTATTAGTAAAAGAACAAACAGATAAAACTAAAAATGGTGACTACGTTTTAACTAAATTAGGGAATGGTACAACTCAAGGCTGGGAATTAAGAAGATTAACCTACATGAACGATGATTTTTATCCTCGTATGTGGTTAGTTAGACAAGGGCCAGATGCTTACAAAATATTTTCTCAACGTAATACAGATTTGATTACAGATCAATTAGGTATTAATGGAGATATTATATTTGGTTATTTAGAATTAGGGACTATTATTACCCCTGATGTTAAAGTATTAGACACTACTTATGATGAACTAGTTATTTTAGTAAACACTGGTGCTTTAATTAAAGGTAGTTTGTATAGAATTACAGATTATCAAACAATTTATGAGCAGCCTGATTATATTTCAGAAGGTGTTCCAGTTGCTAATCAAGACATTCAAATTAAAATGGGGCCTATAGAGCCTTTGACCGTGTTAGCTCTTACAAATAGTATTTTACACTGTGATGCTTATCAAGAAAATTATCCTTATGATAAGCTAAAATATAAATTAGACTACACAACTCATCGAACAGGTGCTTACACTAAAGGACGTATATATGAACGTATAGACCATAATAATAACAGAACTGATTTTGACCATAGACATGTATTATTTAAAAGATATAATTGTGTTGTTGGGTCTAAAACTTTTCTTGTAGACGGGTCATATATAGTTTCACATTTTCCTTTGCCAAATTCAGCTGCTGTTTCTTCATATGAAACAACTATATTTTATAATTTAAATTATGCTAGAAACAATTATGTACATGGTGTATGGGATATTTTAAAAAATAGTAATAATGATTTAAGTTATAATTATAACGGTACTTACCCAGATTATTCTATAACACGTAGAAAAAATTTTTATGGTATAAAATTTGATTTACCTAATGTTATTATTAATGGGGGAGATATACCTTGTTATAATAATAAATTTTTAGATGTAACTTACGATACAACTATTCTTGGTACTATAATTAACAACACTTGCACTGGTTATTGTTTAAATGCAATATTTAATAATCAAGATTTGCTTAATAACAACTTTAAAAATATTTTAGATGTTAGATATTTAGGTTATTATAATATGACTAATAATAATATTGATTTTTTTGAGCATAATTGGTTAGCTGGGGGAAATATTAATGATAATAATATAACAGTTTTTTCAACAGGTTATTATTCAAGTACTGGGATACCAAATTCAGTTGCTTCTGTTATACAAAAAAATGACATAAAGACTTTTATTAATTTTTCTAATTTAAAACCTACAATTTATACTTACGATGCAGAAGCAGATGTAATAAATTATAATGCAGTAACTGGCACTTTACTTGATGGGGTTTACCCAGTATATATATATTTTGATCAATCAAATAAGTTCTATTCTGCTGCTACAGCCACAGTGTCAAATAATATTATAACTTCTATCACTGCTGATACAGACAATTTTAAATTTAATTTTTCTTTTCTGAATGCTAATAACACAACATTTTATATAAAAACAACTAATTTTGGAGAGACTGGATGTATAGCGTCAACAGACAATGAAACAATTTATATTTCATATGAATATTTTGTTTTAGATGGCTTTTCAGCGTTACGTAACAATGATATAATTTTATTTGAACGAAATACATTAGGTCTTTGCGTAGAAAATCAAGCCCAATCAATGGGGGGAAATGTAGGTAGAAATATTGGTCGTAATATATTTTCTAGGTTTAACAATTGTTTTTTTGAATCAATTACTGGTAATATAGGTGTTTATATAGATACTTGCTCATTTAAAGATTCTGCTTATTACAATGATTTTGGCCCAAATTTTTCATACAATGAAATTGGAGCTAATTTTGGTGGATATGGCTCAGCATATATGAGTGCTTATAACGATAATTTATTAGCATTTAATGAAAACCCATCTAATATAACACCTAGAAAATGGGGTAATATTTTTACATCTCCAGTTTCAGGTGTAAAATTTGGAGACAATGTAAGAGGTAATAAATTTAATAATATTTATTATGATGATGATAATTATACAGGTAGTGGCGCAACATACCCATTAATTATACCTAGTGGCTTTAAAAATAATAATATAGACTTTTTACTTAATTTTGCCCAAACACCTGTAAATGTTAATTATTTATTTAATTATCCCCAATTTAAAGAAAATTTCATTGTAAATTTACACTCTAAATTTTTACCTGCTGACTCAAAAAATATAGGCGATAATATAGCATTTACATATAAAACAGATACATTTGTTGAAGGAAAAATTTTTAATAAACAAACAACTTATGATGATTTGCAAAAATATTCTGTTTTAGTAACAAATATTAATGACGTACTTTTTATTTTTGCAGACTCTATACTTTCTAATAATTATAGATTAACGTATGAAAATTTTAGTGGTCAATTAATAGGCACTAGTGAAAGTGTTAATTCGGGATTATTTAATACAGATTTATTAAGTAATAAGGTAGATTTAAATATAACTCCGTCAATCCATAATCCATATGTTTCTGGTAGTGAGCGTTTAATTGCAATAAGTCATGTAACATTATTAAGCAGAGAAGAAAAATTAAATTTAAATTTTTATATCCCTTCAAAAGATGAAATGGCCCTTATATACGCAGCAAATCCTACATTTGATTACAGATTAGTTTGGACTTCTTCTGAGGCAGATCAAGATAATATGTGGGCATTTGATTGGAGCACTGGTTTATTCCAACCTTTAAACAAATCTGCAGATGCTGGTGTTAATCTAGCTTTTGATTATGTAGGCTCTAACAGACTTATTATGCAATACACTGATGCTTATGGCTCAGAATTAACAAAAGATGTAACTTTTTAATATAATTAATTTATGCTTAATTCAGCTAATTTTCAAATTGTTAAAGTTGCAACTTTAACAGATGTGCCTAGTGGCTATCCTTCTCATGTATGCTACTACACAGAAGATACTGATAAATACTACATTTGGCGTAATAATGTAAAGGAAGAAGTATTTGTGGATTATAGTTCAGTTGTTGGTACTAATGTAATAAACGTAGATTATTCTAATTTAATTTCATTAAGAAACAATAATAATTTAATACCAGGAGCTTATTATAGAATTACTGATTATCAAACTATATACGAAGAACCAGATTATATAGATGAATTAACACCAGTTTATACACAAGATATTAATATAGTTAGTGGTCCAATAGAACCATTAATAGTAATGGCACTTACAGTAAATACATTGCATTGTGATGCTTACCAAGAAGAATACCCACAAGATAAATTAAAATACGTATTAGATTATACTACCCATAGAACTGGCGCAACAACTAAAGGTAGAATATACGAGCGCATAGATAATAAAAACAATAGGACAGACTTTGATCATAGAAATGTGTATTTTAAAAGATATTTAGATATGCAAAATGATTTATATGCAAATGGTATTGGTATAATGACACATTATCCTAAGTATCCAGGTGCGCCGTCGGTCTATTATAAAATATTTTTTCCTAGTGCAAGTAATAATTTTGTATATGGGGTTTGGGAAACATTAAAAGTACAAAATAAAAATTTACAAAATTATAGTGGTATAGTTGATTCTAATCTAGTTAAAACTTTTGAAGGAATAAAATTTGATTTACCTAATGTTGTATTAGGCACAAGCGACGAACTTGCATGTGAAAACAACAAATTTTTAGACACTACTTACAATGTCACTGTAAAATCAACAAAGCTTAAAAATAATACTGTAACAGGTAAAACTTTAAATTTAATTACAGATGCTTCAAATTTTGAAGAAAATAATTTTAACGAAATTATAGATTGTATATTTTTAAGTGGTAGAAAAATATTAGTAAATAATATAAATTATTGTTATCAATCTTGGGTTAATGGGGATATAACACATAATAATATAGAGGTTTTTCACACTGAATATTATAATGACACACCTTACCCAAAAGTATT